GGTCGCGTGCCAGGTGCACGAGGCGATCATGGCCGGCTCGCTGCAGGCGGCTTCCCAGACCGCCGACAACGGCGAAGAAGACCAGCCCTACATGCTGTCGGTGGAGGGCAACGTCGGCATCATCAAGATCAGCGGCTCGCTCACGAACCGCGACAGCCCGTACATGCGGTACTACGGCGGCACGGCCAGCTCCTACGCCGACATCAAGCGAGCCCTTGTCGCTGCCGCACAGAACCCGGACATCCAAGGCATCCTGCTGGACATCAACTCGGGCGGCGGCGCAGTCTCGGGCGTCGCCGACACGGCGAACCTGATCCGCCAGATCGGCACGCAGCTCAAGCCGGTCGTCGCGTTCACCGACGGCACGATGGCCTCGGCCGCCTACTGGTTGGGCTCGGCTGCGAACAAGGTCTACGGGTCGAACACCTCGCTGACCGGCTCCATCGGCGTCATCACGACGCACATGGAGTATTCGAAGGCCTACAAGGATGCCGGCGTTGGCGTTTCTGTCATGCGCGCGGGCGAGTTCAAGGCCTTGGCGAACGGGCATGAGCCGCTGACGCAGGCCGCGCGAGATCAAGTCCAGGCGCAGCTCAATTCGGCCTACGGCGTGTTCATCGGGCACGTCGCCGAGATGCGCGGAACCACCGTGCCTCACGCCGACGAGAAGATGGGGCAGGGCCGCGAGTTCTTCGGCGCTGACGCCCACGCGGCGGGACTTCTCGACGGCATCACGACCTTCGCGGACTTGCTCGGGCAGTTCCAGGCAAAACTTGTCGACAAGTCCAATATCCCCTCTTACAATTCTGTCAACACCAACCGAGCATCTTTCACGATGAAAACCACACTGACCGCGCAAGAGCTGGCCGCACTGGCTGCCGGCGTCACGCTCAACGCTGGCCCCGATGGCGCGGCCGACGATGCCGAGAAGGCACGCCTCGCTGCCGAAGCAGAGACGGCCCGCCTGGCCGCCGAAGCCGAGGCCGCGCGTCTCGCCGCCGACGCCGCCTCGAAGACGGCCCCGGAAGTGACACTTCTGCAAAAGGAGAAGGCAGAAGCTCTGGCTCTGGTCGGTGCCCTGCAGTCCCAAATCAAGGAGAAGGACGTCGAGCTGGTTCAAGCCCGCGTGGATCTCGGCCTGGCCCAAGCGCGCATCGCGCCGCTGGAAGCAGCCGTGAAGCCGCTGGCCGCGATCGTCGCCACGTCCATCTCGACCATGAAGGTCGCCCTCGGCATGTCGGCAGTCGACCTGTCGGCCCTGGCGCCGGAGGCCTTGGCCGCCGAGCACGCCGCGACGGCGACGACCTTCAAGGACAAGTTCAAGGCGGGTGGCGTCGCAGCCGTGCCGGCAGCCGAGAAGAAGGACGAGACCAGCGCCTCGGTCGACACGACGAGGCACATGGCTCGCGTTCACGCAACCCGCATCAACAAGTAAGGAGCAGCAATGCCGAAATTCATCATGACCGAGCTGGTCGACATCTCCGATGTCATCACCGCTCGCCTGGGCGCCGGCACCGGCGCTGGCAACAACCTGACCGACGCGGAGCAGCACAAGTTCGTCAAGCTGGTCGGTGAAAGCCGCTACGACCTGTGCGCCCAGGGCGACCAGATCGAAGGCCGCATCGCCGCGATCGAGACGGCGACGCAGGACGGCTACACGATCGGCGGCGTGCTGAACGAAGGCCGCCTCTACGTGACCTTCGACGGTCTGCAGGCCACCCCCGGCACGGGCAACCTTGCCATCGGCGACTACGTGGTGTGCGGCACCCCCGTCGCCAAGGGCACCGCGCTGGTGTTCGGCACCCCGGCCAAGGTCTGCAAGGCCACCGCCGCCGCCAACACGCTGAATTTCAAGTGGCGCGTCGTCTCGCTCGGCTCGGCCGGCACGGGCGCCCCCGGCACCCAAGGTCTCGTCGAACTCGTCGGCTGATCCAGGCCTTCCCCCAAGAACCCAACACACACAAGGATAAGCATGTCGAGCTTCATCAATTCCAAGGGCGAGGTGCAGCAGCTCACCCTGGACGTCACCATGTACCGCGAGGCGGCCAAGAAGGGCATGAGCCTGCCGCACTACCTGGCGGCCACCTACGACACCAACGTCGAGAAATACGGCTCGGTCTTCAACCAGCTCATGGCGAGCGAAGGCATCTTCGTGACCGGCAACCGCGAGCTGGGCATCCGCCCGTCGACGATGGCCGAGATCCTCGACCGCCCGTCGATGGACGCGTCGCAGATCGTCAAGGACGCCATCCCGGCCTCCCGCATCCTGTTCCCGGCCGTCTTCATGCAGGCGATCGAGGACAAGCTGATCGCCAACCTGACGATGACCCCGGACGCCTTCGACTCGCTCGTCGGCTACGAGGAGTCGATCAACGGCGAACGCTACGAGCAGCCGCTGATCAACTTCGACAAGCCGTCCGCGGCTCGCGCGATGGGTGTGTCGCAGCTCTCCCAGCCGGCCTCGATGCTGACGATCACCACGTCGGACAAGGCCTACCGCATCCCGAACTGGGCGCTGGGCCTGGAAGTGTCCGACCAGGCGCTGAAGGCGACCACGATCGACTTCGTCGCTCTGTCCCTTGCCCGCCAAGCCGCCATCGAGCGTGCCGAGCGCGCGCAGAACTACCTGCTGGCGCTGTGGAACGGCGACGTCGACAACAACGACGGCTCGCTCTCGTCCCTCGGCCTGGTCGATGCGTCGAACACGTTCGACGCGGCGGCGACCGGCGGCGTCTTCACCCAGAAGGCCTGGATGAAGTTCCTGATGAAGAACGGCACGAAGCGCACGATCACCCACATCATCACGGACATCGACACCGCGATGAAGATCGAGACGCGCACCGGCAAGCCGACGATCACGCAGGACGACTCGAAGACCTCGCGCTTCGACACCCAGTTCAACGTGATGAACCCGACCTGGGCCAAGAACCCGCAGCTCTTCATCGCGGACACCGCCTACTGGACGGCCGGCAACGTGATGGCGATCGACAAGTCGTGGGCCATCCGCCGCGTGAAGAACCTGACCGCCGAGTACCAGGGCATCGAGAACTACGTGATGCGCCGCTCGACCGCGATGCGCTTCGACTTCGGCGAGCACGTCAACCGTCTGTACAACGACGCCTTCGCCGGCCTGACGATGTCCTAATCGCTTCCCGCGAAGTGACATTTCTGTAAAAATGGAAGGCACCGAAAGGTGCCTTCCTCTTTTCCAGGACGCCCCATGTCGAAGACCCCCAGCAAGAACGCCGCGCCGCCCCCGGCCGTCACGGCGCCGGCCGCTCCCCCGGCTCCCGCACCGACGGTTCCCGTTGCCGCGGCGCCGGGTGCCGCTCCGCCCGAACTCCCGACCCTGACCGCCTTGCCCACCTTCAGGGCGACCGGCCAGAACGTCGTCCACCCGATCACCGGCAAGCGGTTCACCCGCGACGCCGCTGTTCCCCACGCCGACGACGATGTGCTGCAGTCGCTGGTGCGGCGCCAGTACCTGATCCGCACCGCTTGAGGTCTGCATGGCCCTGACCGACTACACCAGCTTCGACGACGTCCGTGCCGCTCTCGGCGTAACTTCGGACGAGCTTGACGACGGCACGCTCTCGCTCAAGCTGTACGAGTTCGGTCTCATGCAAGACCTGGAGAGCGTCGACTTGACGCTCTCCACCCTCTACCTGGACGCCAAGGCCGCCGCCGCGCCCACGGCGCTCCAGACGCGCCTTGTCCAGTCCACGGGGATCTACGCGACCTACTCGGTGGCGTTCCAGCTCCTGCCGGCGCTGCCCATGTTCTCCTTCAAGGAGGTGACGGACGGCAAGGCCGGCGACACGCGCTTCGCGCTCGACCCCTACAAGGAGACGAGCCGCAGGGTGGAGGAGCGCTTCGCCGCGGCGCGGGTCTCCCTGGTCAAGGCGCTGAGCGACCTGAACGCGGACGTCAGTCCCGTGGGAATCCGCTCCTGGCTGACCGTCGCGAGTCCCTCCCGAGACCCCGTCACCGGAACCTGATGCGCCTCATCAACGCCGCCCGCCGCTTCGACAAGACCCCGTGCACCGACGCGTACACGGGCGATCCGCTTTTCAGCGCGCAGTTCTCGCTCTACGACGAGAACAAGCGGGACAGCGAAGCCGGAGAGCGCCGGACGCTGTCGTGCGCCGCCGACGTGACGCTGCCTGCGCGGCGCACGATCGCGGCGGCCGGCTCGAAGTGGATCATCGGCCACGGCTTCCCGGACACGTACAAGGGCCAGGTCATCCGGGTGGGCTACATCGCCCACGAGGCGACCGCGCTGGCGCAGATCCAGACGCTCGGCCAGGCCTGCCGGAACGAGGCCGGCACGGCGGCCTGGGCAGCCAAGGCGTGGATCAAGAACGCGGGCGACAACTCGGCCAGCTCGGTGCTGACCCCGCAGCACGACTTGCACTTCGCGCAGGGTGAGCCCGTGACGGCGACGTCGCTGGTGACGATCGGCTCGACCTTGCACCTGGTGCGCGTCGTGCGCGACGGCCCGGCCGGCACGCTCATCGCGCTCGCCGACCAGCTCCCCGACCTGGCGATCGACACCGGCTCCGTCGCGAGCGATGGCGCCTGGAACCCATTGACCGAGAGCAACAGCGGCACCACCGTGGCCGGCCTGCGCGTGCTGCGCGCCCGCTGGCAGTCGCTCTACGAGTACCGGAACTCGGTGGCACCGAAGTTCTCGGCCGATGACCTGCAGCTCGTGATCGCGAAGGCCGCGCTCACCGCGCAGGTCGGGCAGAAGGTGACCCTGTCCGACGGCCTCTGGCTGATCGAGGCGGTGGCGAGCGAGGGCGATGTGTGGTTCTGCCGCGCCGTGCGGCATGCTTGAAGTCACGATGGAGTGGGAAGGCCTGGACGCGGCCTTCGCCGCGCTGGAGCAGCAGTGCACCGACATCGTCCGGGGCATCGCGATCGAGGCCTGGAACTATGTCCTGTCGCAGACCCCGCAGTTCTTCGGTGACGCGGTCGCGAGCTGGACTTTCACGACCGTCAGCCCGAGCTTCGTCGACCGCTCGAACCTTGTCGATCACGCCGATCCGCTGCTCGACGAGCCCGACCCGAACGATCCCAAGGGCTTCAAGTACCAGTACGACCCAGACACGATCAAGCGCAAGGGTAACAGCGTGGCGATCGAGATCGCCAACACGTTCTCCGCCATGGCGCCGTACACCTTCCGGCTGGGCCAGGAAATCTGGTTCGCCAACGGCCGGCCTTACTCGCAGGCCCTCGAAGACGGCACGATCAACCTGCGCTCGGTCAACCGGCCGGGCCACATGGTCAGCCGAGCCCTCGACCACATCCAGACAGCCTACGGCGACCAGGTCTCGCCCAGGTCTGTCCAACGACTCACGGAGCTGAAAGTTGGCTGATCTCGCATCTCTCATCCAGGACTCCGTCATCGGCCTGATCCATCCGGCCGTCACCGTGGCTTACCCAAGCCTCGGCCTGGCGTATGAGAACGCGCCATTCGACCGCAACAACCCGCCACCGTTGTGGGCGGAGATCGACTTCCACTACACGAACGCCAGTCAGATCGGCCCATCGGGCAACCCCAAGACTCGCCAGAGAGGCTTCGTGTACGTCTGTGTCTATGCACGCGAGGGCACGGGCACCAAGGCAACCACCGACGTCCTCGGCTGGTTCCGCAAGCAGCTTGGCTACGCCACCCCAGGCCCAGTTCGCCTGCAGGCGCCCCAGATCGTGTCTGAGCCCGGCGTGAAGGGCTGGCACCTCCGCTCGATCAAGGTCGAGTTCCACGCCGACGAGGCGTGACCACTTCCTCTTCGTCCACCCCGCGTCTACAATTCGAGTGACGCTTTTGTAAAACAGGAACCCTAAAATGTCGTTCATCGGCTCCAGCTCGAACCGCGCCCAGCTTGCCTACAAGCTGGAGGGCGTCTATCCCACCAATTTCGGGGTTCCCCAGGGCGGCAACGGCACCCTGCTGAACTTCGTCAGCGACACCCTAGACTTCCAGGTCAAGACGACCGAGTCGAAGGCGATCCGGCCCGACCGCCAGGTCAACGAGCTGGTGGTCGTCGACGCGACGGCGCAGGGCGGCATCAACCTGGAGCAGGTCTACCGCGACGGTGACCCGTTCATCCAGGGCGCCGTGGGCTCCGACTTCGTCGTTTACGGCACCAACGGCGTGAGCGCGGCCATCGCAACGCTGACCCTGACCTCCACCACCATCACGGCTGGCGCGGCCCCCGCCGGCGTCGACGCCTTCACCACCCTGAAGAAGGGCCAGTGGTTCGTGGTCATCCCGCCGGCCGGCGCCACCGCCGCCGTGAAGGCGTACTTCGCGAGCCGCCCGTTCCGCGTCTCGATGGCCACGGCGCCGACGACGACGGTCATCACGCTCGACGCTGCCACGCCGATCGACACCGCGCAGGCGGGCACGACGGTCTCGGGCGGCACGCTTGCCTCGTCCTATGCCTGGAACGGCAGCACGATGAAGTCGTACACCCTGGAGGTCGGCTACACGGACATCAGCCAGTTCAAGCAGTACCGCGGCATGGTGACGTCCAAGTGGGACGTGCAGCTTGCCTCGGGCGCCATCGTCACGCACGGCTTCGAGTTCATGGGCAAGGACATGATCCTGGGCCAGGCCACGCTGATGGGCACGCCGGTCGCTCCGCAGGCGTTCACCCCGGCCAACGCGACGAAGGGCGTGGTCGACGTGTACGAGGGCGGCGTGGCGCTGAGCGCGTCGACCTACATCAAGACCGGCTCGTTCACGATCGACAACACGCTGCGCGGCCAGGAAGCGGTCTCCGTGTTCGGCATGGCCGGCATCGGCCAGGGCACCCAGCGGGTCACCGGCAAGTTCGACTCGTACTTCGTCGATCAGACCCTCTACAACAAGTTCCTGAGCAACACGTCGTCGTCCCTGTCCATCCCGGTGCTGGACGCCGCGGGCAACGGCTACGTCTACTTCTTCCCGCGCATCAAGTACACCGCGGCGAAGACCTCGGTCGGCGGCCAGGATCAGGACAACATGCTGTCGTGCGACTTCTCCGCGCTGCCGGAGACGGACGCCACGTCCCCGTACTACGGCAAGTCGTTCGTCGTCTTCCGCGTCGGCGCGTAAGACAACCCCGGGGCTTCGGCCCCGGGATGACACTTCTGTAAACAAAGCACTCAACCACCACGAGCCACACATGGACAGCAAACAAGAAGTCAGCCAGATCGAGGACGCCACGATCGTCGGCCAGCCCGAGGCCCTCGACATCTTCGCCGAGTTCGCCACCGACGAAGTCGCCGAAGACAGCGGCACCTGGTTCCCCTACGGCAAGACCGCGCGCTTCCTGATCGCGCGCAGCGGCAACCGCGCGTACCAGAGGGCCATGGCGCAGGCCATCGAGCGCCGCCGCGTCGACCTGCAGAGCCCGGACAAGGACTTCGCGCAGCGCGTCAGCGACGAGGTGATGACCGAGGTCATCGGCACCGCGCTGCTGAAGGGCTGGGAAGGCGTCGTCTACAAGAAGAAGCCGATCCCGTTCTCGGTCGAGAACGCGATGGAGCTGCTGAAGCACCGCGAATTCCGGCGCTTCGTGGCGGCCTGCGCCGACAGCGTCGAAGCGTTCCGCGCGAAGGAGGAGCTGGAGCAGGGGGAAGCCTGACGGCCTACCTGGCATGGCAACTGAAGTGGGGTGACAAGCACTCGCTCGCGATGTTCGAGACCGTCCGAAGGGACACCGGACACGTTCACCCCGCACTTGCCACCAAGCCGGCGCTCAGGCGTGACTGCCTTCGTTACTACGAGGTGTATCGCGCACTGAGCGCTTCGCGCATCTGGAACCAGGTAGGCCCGCAACCCTTCCAGGTCTCCGAGATCCTTGCCCTGGTTGAGGCCACAGGGATCTACGAGCCCGACACGAAATTGAAGTACCTCCGTCTCGTCCAGATCCTGGATCGAGTTGCGATCGAGCACTACACGACAAAGCGAGCGTCATGAGCGACACCCAAGCGACTGCAAATCTCAGCATCGGCATCAAGACGGACAAGGCCAAAGGCGACCTTGCCGCCCTGAAGAAGTGGCTCGCCAGCGAGATGAAGGGCATCGCGATCGACATCGATCCGAAGGCCCTCGAACAGTCGATCAAGACGTCGCTTGGGAACCGCCGCTTCAAAGTCACGATCGACACCAAGGATCTCGCCAACGAGGTCGCCAACGACGTCAGCTCGAAGCTGCAGAAGACGCTCAACGAAGTCTTCTCGACGAAGCGCGACGTCGGCTACAACCACGACAAGCTCGTGGGTGGCATCAAGGCCGCGATCGACGGCAACTTCGGCCGCCGTGATCGCGCCCTGGAGTTCGACCGCAACCGGCTGACCACCGACATCGACAGCATCCTGGCGCGCACGCTGGGGCGCAAGAACCAGGTCGGCATCGATACGGAGCGTCTGCGGGAGCAGATCGCCGGGGCGCTGGCGGGCGTTTCGCTGCACCTTGGCACCTCCGGGCTACCTGCCCCTTCGGCATCGCTCGATGGCGCCGCCTTGGCCCGCCAAATCGCCCCGGAGCTGGGCAACGTCATCCATGCGGCGCTGACCCCGGCTGTCGACGAACTGGTGAAGGCGGCGTCCGTGATGGCCGGCATCGCCCGCTCTGGCGGCGGCCAGCGGGTCACCAAAGGCGACCCGACCGCGGCGATCTCCCAGTCCGCGACCCTGGTCGACGGTACGCGCGTGCGCGTCTCCATGCCGATCGACGCGGCGACCGGCGCCCACGCGATCGACGACGCGAACCGGACTTCCCAGGGCAACAAGACCGAGGATGCTGCCCGGCGCGAGGCGCTCAGGCGCGAGCGCGAGCTGGAGCTGAAGGATCGTCGCGAGGCCGCGGAGAAGGCGGCTGAGATGGATCGCATGTGGGGCCAGCGCGATGCGGCCGAGGCTGCCACGCGCGAGCGCGGTGTGACCGCGATGCTCAAGGCCGAGATCGCCTCGCGCACGGCGGCGCACCGTGAAGGGCTGGAGTCGTTCCGCAACTTCGCGGCTGCCGAGAAGAAGATCCAGGACGAGATCAACGCTGCCCTGGCGGACGGCGAGAAGACCCGGAGAGCAAACCTTGCCCTGGGCAAGATGAGCGCCTCGGAAGCAGCGCGCACGGAGGCCGAGCGCTCGGCCCGAAACGTCGCGATCACGCAAGGCGCCGGCATCAACACGGGCACCCAGTACAACGTCGGGAACGCGGACTCCTACGTCCGCTTCTGGATGGGGGCGAACCTCGACAGCTACGACAAGGCCGAGCGCGAGGTCGAAGCCTGGCTGAAGGCCGAGACGGCGAAGGTCGAGGCGGCCCTGCGCCAGAAGAACGAAGCGCTGTCGCTGGCCTGGGGCCTGGCGCCGGCAGCCGGCGGCGCCCACGCTGGTGAGCAGTGGTGGGGCGCGCAGATCGTGTCCGGCAAGGTCGATGCGCTCAACGCGCCCGCGCCGACGAGCGCGGCTTCGCCGTCGTCCGTGTTCGGCCCTTCGCGCAACGACATCCAGTCCCTGAAGGACTACGAGCGGGCGCAGACGGCGGTTGCGAAGGCCCAGCTCGAAGCGATCAGCACGGGCAAGCGCTTTAACGGCGTGCTGGGCGAAATGCACGACGGCGCACGAGGCCTTGCCGGTTCGCTCGGCGCCCTCTGGCTGACGTGGGGCAGCGTTGCGCCGCTGGCGGCGGGCGCAGCCATCGGCGCCGCGTTCCGCGAGGTCATCACCTCGGGCAAGGACGTCGAGTACCAGCTCCAGTTCGTCAGCGAGCTGACCGACAACGCCGCGCTCAGCATGAAGGATCTGGCCGCCGCGACCAAGGGCTCGATGGTCGGCCCGGTCGAAGCCGGCCAGGCGCTGCGCGGCCTGGCGCAGAACGGCCTCTCCGCCACCGAGGCGCTGTCGGCACTGCCCACGATCCTGAACCTTGCCACGGCCGGCGAGATGGGCCTGACCGAGGCGTCCCTGGGCGCGACCGGCGTCATGGCTGCGTTCAACCTCTCGATCGAGGATCTCGGCCACATCAGCGACGTCTTCGCGAAGGCCGCGGCGATGTCGAACACGAGCGTGAGCGGCATGGTCGAGGCCATGAAGCAGGCCTCGCAGGTTGGCGACGAGTACCACGTCACGCTTGAAGAGACCGCTGCGTCTCTGGCCGTTCTCGCGAAGCGGAACATCGAGGGCACCGCGGCCGGTACTGCCTTCCGCAACATGATCGGTGAGCTGGCGACGCCCAGCAAGAAGGCGCAGGCGGCGCTGAAGGAGATGGGGGTCGAGCTGTACGACTCCAGCCACCAGCTCAAGTCCTTCCCCGACCTGCTTGCCGCGCTGGGCAATGCCACATCGCACCTGAACGAGCAGGGCAAGCTCACGTTCCTGAAGGACGTGTTCGACGAGCGCGGCGCCAAGGCAGTCAACGCGCTGCTGTCCGACTCCGACCTGCTCGCCGAAACGCTGCAGAAGCTCAAGACCGGGGCTGACGGCTTCACGTCCTCGCTCGTCGCCGGCCTGCAGCAGACTGCCCAGGGCAAGCTCAAGCAGCTCAGCGCCGACTTCCAGAGCGCGGGCGCGGCTGCGTTCGAGGCGACGCCGTCGATCAAGAACCTGCTCGACGAGCTGCGCGGTGTCGCCGGCAGCGAGGAGATGGCGAGCGGTCTGCACATGATCACCGACGGCTTCGTGGGTACTGCCCGCGTGCTCGTCGAGCACCCCGTCCTTATCGGTGGCGTCGCGGCGGCCTGGAAGGGCCTCAGCATGTTCCTGAAGGGCGAAGCTGCGACGGCGCTGAAGGTGGCAGAGGCCGCCACAGGGGCTGAGGCTGTTGCGCTGGCCGGGGTGGCGGAGGGCGCGGCCGGCATGGCTGCCGCGTTCGGCGGCCCGATCGCGCTCATCGCGGCGATGGGCGCGGCATTCCTGCTGCTCGCCCACCACACGACCGAGGCCGAGGAATCCTACGAGAACTACGCGAACGCGCTGAAGGAAAACCTCAAGTCGCTCGACGCCGAGTCCGATCGCCTCCGCGACCAGGTCGAGCTGCTGCAGCGCAAGAACGAGCTGATGATGCAGGGCGAGACGCCGCAGGAGGCTCAACGCCTTGCCGAGGGCACGCTCCCCAACGCCGACGAGAAGAAGCACCAGGACATTCGTGCCGCGCTCCTGAAGCAGCGGGACGAGGCGACCGAGGCGATCAACAGCTTGCTGTCGGGAACGAGCGGCGAAGATGCAAGCGGCGCGATGTCCGTGTACGCCGCGCAGATCGATCACGCGAACGCAGGCCTGAAGGAGCAGGACGAGATCCTTGCCAAGCTGGCCGCCAAGCGCCGGGCAGTCGCCGATCAGCGCAGCGCGGAGAAGGACGCAGCCGAACGTGATCGCCTCCTGTCCTGGCTGGCCGAGTACAACGCGGCTGCCGCCAAGCTGGAGGCACTGACCGGGAAAGACCACGTCAGCCTGCGTCAGGTCGATCCTGCAAGCCTGAGCGGCCAGACGAACGCCCAGATCAAGGATCTGGAAGACCAGCTCCAGCGCGAGAAGAACTCGAAGCTCGGCAGCTACACGACGCCCAAGACCGACCACGACGCGGACGCGCTGCAGCGCCAGAAGACGAGGGGCGTGATCGACGAGCTCAACTCGGAAGAGTCCAAGATCAAGGAGGCGATCAAGGCGAACCGCGAGCTGAACGACGCGCGCTACGACGCCGCGAGCTACGGCCCGTACCTCAAGGCGGTGCTGTCGGAAAGCAGTGCGATCAGCGACCAGGCCACGCTGCTTGACTTCGAGCGCCGTGCTGTCGCCGCGCTGCAGGCCGAGAAGGCGAAGCAAAAGAAGGGCGCCGAGGTGCAGGCGCTCGACAACGAGATCGCCAAGCGCCAGGCCAACATCGCCCTGCTGGTGCAGGAGCAGGAGGTTCGAGCCCAGGTCGACCGGCTGAAGGCCGAGGCGGCGAATCGAGCCGAAGACCGCGCGAACGCCAAGTACGACGCCGAGCAGCTCGCGGCCGGCAATCAGCGCATCGCAGCCATCGACCAGAAGTACCACGCCAAGCTGATTGATCCGGTGGAGGCGGCGCGTGCGTCGGCCGAGCTTGCGGTGTCCCAGGCATATGCAAAGGGCATCGCAGACCAGCAGGAGCGCGTCACCGAGGCCATGCAGGCGCAGCAGGAGCTTGCCCTCCTTGCTGCCACGGCCGACGACAACGAGAAGGCTGCCGCCGATGAGGCGCTCGCGGCGGCCGACGCTCGGCTGCAGAAGGAGCAGGCCATCCTGAAGGCACGTCAGGAAGCTGCACGCCTGCAGGCGAAGAAGGAGAGCGACCACGCTGCTACCGGCGAGAACTACGCCGAAAGCTGGCAGGGTGGCATGGAGACCTTCTGGACGAAGTTCCAGAACAGCGCCGAGAACACCGGCAAGGTCGTGTCGGATGCGATGGACAGCGCCTACAAGACGATGGAGCAGGGCCTGGACAACTTCGTCACGACGGGCAAGATGAACTTCAAGAGCTTCACTGCCTCGATCCTGTCGGATGTCGCTCGCATGATGGCGAACCAGGCGCTGCGTCAGCTCCTGGTGATGGGCGTGAACTGGGCGATGTCCGCGATGGGCGGTTACACCGCTGGGGGCAGCGCAGCATCGAATGCGCCCGACAACATCGATGCGGGCGGGGGGTGGAGCCCGGCGACGGCGAGCGCGAACGGCAACATCATGACCGCCGACGGCCCCTTGACGTTGCGCAAGTACGCCAACGGCGGTATCGCGCGCACGCCGCAGCTCTCCGTCTTCGGTGAGGGCAGGCTGCCTGAAGCCTACGTGCCGCTGCCTGACGGTCGGTCGATCCCCGTCACGATGCAGGGCAGCGGCGGCGACGGCGGCGGCACCGCGGTGAACATCACGATCAACGTGCAGAGCAACGGAAAGGCCCAGATCGAAAGTGACACTTCTGGAGGACAGGCAGGCAAGCTGGCTACAATGATGGAAGACGCGGTGATGACGATCATCAACCGTGAAAAGCGGTCTGGTGGACTCCTCGCAACGACCTCGTAATGCCAAATTTCATCTGGACTCCCGACCAAGCGGCGAAGCGCAGCGTCAAAATCCGAGTCAACCGTTCCCAGTACGGGGACGGCTACTCGGGCCGCTCGGCCGATGGAATAAATGTCGTTGTTGAAACGTGGGACGTCTCGTTCAGCAACCGCACGCAGGCCGAGATCGATGCGATCCAGGACTTCCTGGAGGCAGCCCAGGGCCGCTCGTCCTTCGCGTTCTCCACGCCGCGTGGGAAGACGATCAACTGCACCTGTGCGACGTGGGACGCGAGCTACAACCACGCGCTTGACGCGTCGTTGAACGCCACGTTCCAGCAGGAGTACGGCGGATGACGACCAACATCCGCAGCCTCATCCAGAACCTCGACGTCGACGGCGTCGTCGAGCTGTTCGAGCTGAACCTGTCGCCGATCACGGGCAGCGCGTCCGACCGCTACCTCATGTTCGCCGGCACGAACCAGAACGACGTGCCGGTGACCTGGAACGGTGAGGTCTACAACCCGTACCCGTTCGAGATGCGAGGCTTCGAGAAGCGAACGCAGGGCACGCAGCCGCGCCCCTCGCTCGCCGCGGGCAACGCATCGGGCCTGCTGACCTCGCTGAGCCTGGCCTACGACGACCTCGTCGGAGCCCAGGTGATTCGTCGCAAGACCCTTGTCCGATTCCTGGATCGCGTCAATTTCCCCCCGCGTCGCAACCTGCTTGTCGACACTGTCAACTGGGGCAGCTCTTGGACTCAGTCCGCGCTGGCAGTGACCGCTCTCGGCTCGACCGGCCCGGCCGTCAGCGCAAACGTCCTGAAGATCGTGCAGGCCGCTTCCAACGCGCAGCATGCCATCTCGCAGGCAGGCCTGGCCGGCGACTACACGAGCCCAGTCACCTTCAGCTTCTGGGTGATGGACGCGGGGCAGCGCTTCATCCGGGCCGAGCTGCAGAACGCTGGCGCCTCAGCTACCGCAGTGATCGACCTTGCTCTCGGGAAGGTCGTCTCAACTGGCGTGACGGGCGGCGCAACGATCGGCAGCACCAGCACCATGAAGATGGGCGATCAGGGTTGGTTCCGCGTCTCGATGACTGCGGACTTGAATAGCGCCGCGGCGGCGACGGCTCGCATCACGCTGATGCAGGACGCGAGCACGGCCATCTACATGGGGAACGGCACCAGCGGTGTCTCGCTCTGCGCACCGCAGGTCGAGCAGGCCAGTGCTGCATCTGCCTACCAGGCGATCGTCGGCACGACTTACGACCCCAACCCCGACGCCGACCCCACGCAGAAGTTCCCGGACGAGCTTTGGTACATCGAGCGCAAGGTCAAGGGCAACCGCAACAGCTACGAGTGGGAGCTTGTCACGGCTACCGACCTGGAGGGCTTCCAACTGCCCGCCAGGCCGATCAGCGCGAACGTGTGCCCTTGGGCCTACAAGGGCGGTGACCCCTGCAACTACAGCGGGTCGAGCTACTTCGACGCTCAGGACAACCCCGTCGCCAGCGCATCGCAGGACGTCTGCTCGAAGTCGCTGAACGGCTGCAAGAAGCGCTTCGGCGCAAGCGCCGTGCTGCCCTTCGGCGGGATGCCGGGCGCACGCTCTTACAGGATCTGACATGGACATCATCGAAGGCATGCTCGCGCACGCGAGGGAGGATGCACAGCACGAAGTTTGCGGCCTGGTCGTGGCCTCCGGCAAGAAGCAGCGGCTCATTCGCGCCCGCAACGTCGGTGAACAGCCCCGGTTCGAGTTCGACCTCGACCCGAACGCTTGGCTTGAGGTCGGCGACGATGAGTCAGTGGTTGCGATCTACCACTCGCACCCCTTCACGCGCTGCGAGCCGTCGATGGCAGACCTCCGGGCGTGCGAGCTGACGCAACTCCCGTGGTTCATCGTCACGCCCGGTGGCGACCACACCTACTTCGAGCCCTCGGGCTACGAGGCGCCATACGAGGGCCGCCCCTATGTGTGGGGCGTGATGGACTGCTACGCGCTGGTGCAGGACTGGTTCAGCCGAGAGCACGCCATTCACCTCGCGCAGTTCGAGCGCGTCCGCGAATTCTGGCGCCATGGCATCGACCTGTTCGGCGACAACATCGAAGGCCAGGGCTTCGTCGACGTGCGGGGCCAGGAGCCGAAGCGCGGCGACCTGTTCCTCATCCAGTTCCAGAGCCACGTTCCGAACCACATCGTCATCTATCTCGGCGACGGCAAGATCCTGCACCACGCGCACGGCCGGCTCTCCGTGATCGAGCAATGGGTTGGGATGTGGTCGCAGTGCGCGACCAGGCACTTCCGCCACAAGGACTTGATCAATGCTTGAAGTACGACTGCACGGGGCACTCGCCAAGGAGTTCGGCAAGGTCTGGCACCTCGATGTCAAGACGCCTGCTGAGGCCGTCTACGCGATCTCGGCGATGAAGCCCAGGTTCCGCCAGGCCATCATTGAACTCGACCGGATGGGGCTGGTGTTCCGCGTCAGGACGAAGTCGCACGATTTCACCGAGCGGGATCTCACGTTGCAGATCCCGGGCCAGCGCCTCGACATCATCCCCATCGTGCGAGGCGCGAGCGCCGGGTTGCGGTTCGTCGCGGGTGCCATCCTGGTGGTGATCGGAGTCGTGATCGACTGGTACACCGGAGGCACTGGCGGCAACTACTTCATCGCGGCGGGCATCGGCTTGATGGTCGGCTCTGTCGTCCAGTGGCTCACCCCCGTGCCCAAGCCCGCGAAGGCTGGCAACGCTCTGCAGAGCTGGACGATCAACGGCCCCACCAACACCGTCGATCAGGGCAACCCGGTGCCCGTGTGCTACGGCGAGGTGCTGGTCGGCGGCTACACGGTCAGCGCAGGCGTCTCCGCGTCATCGCTTGACACGAGCAGCTCGACTGCGGGTGGCGCTGTCATCGGCGGGACGTCAGAGGACGTGAAGACCTACAGGTCGCCGCCCGGCAGCTCGGCCTCGGTGCAGTTCCTGCTTACGGCCGGGTCTCATGCCGGGATGGGCAGCATCTACTCGCCGTCGTACCACTGGTCGGTGACGGGATTCGACGGCGCCACGGTGACGACGGCACATGAGGGCACCTCCCTGCGGGTGACGGTGACGGCCCCGCCCTCGAACGAGCCGATCGTCGAGTTCAGCGGCAGCGTCACCCTCGGTGTGTCTGGGATGAATTCCCTGACCAAGGAGGACGTGGACTACAGCACCACCACCCCGCTGATGGCGCGCTTCGGTCAGGGCAGCTAGACCGAAAGTGACACTTCTGCAAAAATGGGAAGATGAGAAATCATCGGATCATCGGCGCAGGCGGCTCGACACCCAAGGGCGGCGGGATCTCGGAGGCCCCGGACACGCTGACCTCGACCAGCGTCGCGAAGTTCGTTGACCTCCTGAGCGAAGGCCCGATCGTCGGCCTGGTGAACGACCAGAGCAGCATCTACCTGGACGGGGTTCCGCTCCGCGACCTGCAGGGCAACGCGAACTTCCCCTCGTTCGTCTATGACGTGCGCATGGGCACGAAGTCCCAAGACCCGATGCCCGGGTTTCTGGGCACGAGCAATGACATCGGGGTCGGCCTCAACGTGACGGTCGCTGGTGGAGCCCTGGTGCGCCCGGTGCCGGACTCCGATGCCGACGCTGTGCGCGTGACCCTCGGCGTCAGCGGGCTGTCCCTGACCGATTCCAGCGGCAACATCAAGGGCACGACCGTCGCCTACAAGATTTCGTCGCGGCTGCAGGGCGGCACCTGGGTGTTGAACGTCAGCAGCTCGTTCAGCGGCAAGACGCGCGCACACTTCCAGCGCTCCCATGAGATCCACCTTGCCCCGCTCGGCGCCGGCCCCTATGAGGTGAAGGTCGAGCGCGTGACTGCTGATGCCACGTCCGCACTGCAGGTCGATGTGATCTCCTGGGACAACTACACGATCCTGCACTACGAGAAGCTGTCGTACCCGTATTGCGCGCTCGTCGGCGTGCAGATCGACGCGCGCTACTTCACGCAGGTTCCGTCCCGCGCCTATCACATCCGCGGTCGCATCGTTCAGGTGCCGACCAACTACTACCCGGAGAAGGTCTACTCGCAGCAGTACGCGACCTCCGGGCCTGGCACCACCAATGGCGCCTGGGACGGCACGTTCAAGCTGGCCTGGACGAACAACCCCGCCTGGTGCTACTACGACATGCTGACCAACACGCGCTACGGCGCGGGGAAGCGCATCGACCCGGCCGTCCTGGACAAGGCCAAGTGGGACTTGTACACCATCGCGCAGTATTGCGACGAGCCGGTCTACACCGGCACGACGGGCGGCATCCAGGTCATCAACTCCAACTCCTCACTGAACTCGGCCGGCGCTGTCTCGGCCGCCGTGACGGTGAGCAGCGGGCCGATGGAGCCCAGATTCAGTCTGAACGTCGTGATCAACACGATCGACGACGCGCAGAAGGTGTTGGGAGACCTTGCCAGCGCGTTCCGCGGCATGTCGTACTGGTCGTCGAGCAGCGTCATGGTGACGCAGGACTCGCCGAAAAGCCCGGTCATGCAGTTCACCAACGCGAACGTGCAGGACGGCATGTTCAACTACGGCGGCTCGTCGCGGGCCAACCGGCACACCACCGTGATGGTGGGGTGGAACGACCCTGCCGACAACTTCAAGCAGAAGTTCGAGTACGTCGAAGACCGAGCCGGCGTGCTGCGCTACGGCATCCGCAACAGCGACATGGTCGCCTTCGGCTGCACCTCGCGCTCGCAGGCGCGTCGCGCGGGCCTGTGGCTGCTCTACACCGAGCGCATCGAGACCGACTCGATCACCTTCACCGCCGGCATGGATGCCGCGTACCTGAAGCCTGGCGACATCGTGCGCCTGATCGACAACGATCTGATCGGCGTGCGCTGGGGCGGACGCATTGTTGCCGCGACGGCGACCACGGTTCAGGTCGACCAACAGCTCACGCTGGCAGCGGGCTCCTACACCATGAGCGTCATCTACCCGGACGGCACGATGGCCGACCGCTCGTTCGTGCTGGGCGGATCGACCACCACCGACACGTTCACGGTGGCCGCTGCCTTCGACCAAGTGCCGCAGGCCATGTCCGTGTGGTCGATCGCCTCGACGACCATCACACCCATGCTTGCGCGCGTGATCGGCGTCAAGGAGAGCGACACCAAGGGCTGGCTGGAGGTGACTTGCCTGGAGCACGTCCCTGGCAAGTACGCCTCGATCGAGTCTGGCGCACCACTTGTCGTGCCGGACTACTCGACGCTGGACGCATCGCGAGTCGCTTCGCTGACGGGCCTGGCGGCGGTCGAGGTGGCATACAAGCCCACGCGTCAATCGGCGACGATCTCGCGCGTGGACGTGAGCTGGGACGCGCTCCCCGACCCGCTGCTGCGGGGCTACCAGGTGCGCATGCAGAATGTCGATGGCGTCGTGCGCATCTTCGACGAGATCAAAGACCCTGCGCTGACGGTGACGGACGTTGCGCCGGGCAGCTACACCGTCTACGTGAAGGCCGTGAACCAGATCGGCGTGGGCGGCATCGAGGTCTCGACGCCACTGACGGTGACGGGCATCGACACCACCCCGCCGAGCGACGTCACCGGCTTTGCCTACACGCAGGACGCCGTCAGCGGCCTGGCCCTGACCTGGATCGACGTCGTCGACTACATCGACGTCTACGAGATCCGGCGCGGCGCCACCTGGGCGACGGGCTCGCTCGTCTTCTCCGGCATGGCGAACCGCGCCGTCGTCGGGCCTGTGGCCGCTGGCACCTCCACCTACTGGATCGC